TGGAAGCCTCTAAAAAAGGCACAATAGAATAAATATCTTTAGGCGAAACATTTAATTCTTTGCCTTGCTTTTCTAAATCATCAAACGTCAAAATCTTGTCTTGAAACACACGCTCTTTTAATTCAAACATGCCGACATAGTTTGGCACGGTTTTCTCTGTTGGGTCTAATGCCTTAATAAAAGATGTAATTGATTGCTGTGATATAGCTTCCGGGTGTTGCATTGCAATAACTTGTAACTCATCAACTGCCTGCAAAAACTCTGGCCCTTGATAAACTGTATCGGCCATAACCACAGACAAACGCTCGACATCTCGTTTTGCGTCGTTTAAGTCTAATCCACGTTGAACTTTGTCGTCATTTATTTTTGCGTCACGGCGGGTTCGTATTGCTTCCCTTACCTTTGCTTTGCCAGCGTCATCTAGGTTCAAAAACAAATCTGTGTGATCTGTGCCAAAATTACCCATTGTAAGAGCATCAGACATAGATGTGTCACTTTTCATAGCAATATCGGTCAACACGTTTATTTGCTGTTGCTCAACAACGTCACGCAAACTTTCTCGCCCGGCCTCAACAAATGCATAGTCGCCAGTCGCAATGATTGCACCATCTGTCTTCGACAACTCATTGGCTACCAAGCCCATAGTCGCAACATAGTCGCCTTTGTGACTTGCAAATATATTTTTTACAGTATTAGGCAGTGCATCCATCATAGCCTTGGCACCGTCTTTTAATACGGCTTGGTTCATTTTTAATTTATGTTCAAGCGCCGCCTTGTAAACAACAGACGCCGACGCATTCGCAGATGCGTTGTATTTAAGCCCGGCTGATGGATCTATCTGGGCGACAAGGTCACCGTGTCCAGCAATCATTGCCGTCAGGTCTTTTTGCATATCGTCGGGATCAACAAACAAGCCAGCGCTGATTTGGGCGTCATACGCGCTGATCTTTTTTGTTAGTTCTTTGTTTAACTCAGTTGACAACTGTGTTGCGTAACTTGCCGCAGTGACGCCACCAAATACCGTTGTTTGATCTCCAACAATTTCAGATATGTCACGGCCCTCTGCCACAGCTATTTCTAATTGCTCTGCCGTGACAGGATTTTCAAACGCAAATTGCGCCGCCTCAATTTTGGCCTGCGCCGTTGCCTTTTCTGTGGCAAATCTAAACATGCTGTCTAGGCCACGGTTTAACTGATCATAGACACGCGCCTGCGCCTGCCCAGCGGCGGCGTAATTAATAGCTGGCATAGTTGCTACGCTAACGCCTAGTGGTCTGTATTTTGGTGCTTCAGCCATTTATCTAAGTCCCTAGAATTGGCTGGTTGCCAATTAAAGATTTTGTTGCATAAGCCTGCCCGAATGCTCCAAGACCTTGCAATAACCCAGCCCTCATCGTTGCTGTTGCTTGCGTCATGTACATCCCGGCCTGCATTTCGCCACCGCGCAATGCAATCAGCGCATTATTCTCTGCCATTGCATATTCACGGGTGCCAGTGGCTTGTGCAAAATTCATCAGGCTCAAACCAGATCCGCTAAACGGGTCAACATTGCCAGCGGATTTACGCGCATTGACTGCGGCTTTGGTGCGTAAAATATTATCTAAAACAGCGACGCCCTGTTGTTTGTATTTTAACGCCTCTTGCTGACCTTGCAGACGCGCCATAGTTGATTGCGCCGCCAATCCTTTTGCTTGCGCTCTTGCCGCCTGATAGGAAGCAAATGCTTGTAAGCCACCAATTGCAAGTAATGCACCGCCTGCACTCATTGTCCAACACTCACTTTATAATCAATGCCAAGCAGTGTCATTTTCAGTGGCACGTCTTGACCAATTGTAATTTGACCATCGTAGTTATAACCTAACATAGAATGTAGCGTTTTTATACCAGTGAACTCTTGCACTGGATCATCAAGCACACTCTCGCCTAATTGCCTAAATGAAATCGTCTTGCTGTCAATCGTCAAAGACTGCGTCTCAAACAATTCTGCATTGACCTCAAATATGCGCTTCTTAAATCCTTTCAATGACCCGCTTGATAGGCGCGGCTCGACAGGCAGTGTTTTAACAGTTGGCGTAAAGTTTAAACCAACTTGATAACTGCTTGTCGCGGGGCTGACAAATGTCACAGTAGCTGGCGCACCAATGGCCGGGACTTGATCAGGCTCAACGATACCGTCGCGGATGATTGACACTGTCTCACCTTCCATATGTTCAACCGCGGCTGACGATGCCGCGCCGCCCGTGACTGACGCATCCAACAACAGGTCTGGGTCAAACACCTCAACAGTATATTGTATTGTTGTTGAGTTCTTTGTGCGTTGAACAATTGTATAGATTTCATCAACGTCAACGCCAACATTTAAAAAATTACCTCTGGTTATCCACTCAGACGGCGCAATGACGTTTTGACTTCGCAATAATGTATAGCAGGCAATCCTACCGTCACCGTTTACAATCAACAATCTATCGCCCTCATCGGTGCTGGTTGCTTTACGCACAACCATATCAACCGGGTCTTTCAACAAATGCGAGGACAACAAAGATATTCTGGCTGACGTGTAGGCTTGAACTGTGTCGCTGTAAATAAATTCTTGTAGTGACTTGCCTTGGCGCTGGACATACAGGGTTGAGCCATCAATGTTTTGCACTCTGACGCCAGCCTTTATGCCAAACGCGGTTTGCTGTTTCACAATTAAGTTGCTTGGCGTAATTGGCTCATCAAGTGACTGCGGCACATAAAACTCGCCGCCCGTTGTAAAGACTTGCAAGTGCCTGCCAGAGTAGATATCAACAATGGCATTAAATGTGCCAGTGTCTAACGTGGCCTCAAGACTTGCATCATCGAGCGATTCGCCGGGGTTAAAGTTGAAAAAGTCAGAGACGCGAGAACCCCACAAAGTCGATGGCCTAGACTTACTGCCGCCAAACCACAGCCGCCCTTCGTGAAATGTTGCGCTACGCGGCCAGCCTCTAGTGCTAGACCACACATCTTCGTAGCCGTGTTCACTGTTCCAGTTGCCAGCCGTTAGCGCCGTTGTGTCGAAAAATGGAACCTCAACGTAAGCCTTCATTTCTGTGTCGCTTACAAACTCAATGTATCTGGCTCTGCCAAATCCTATGTCTGCAAGCGCATAGTCACCAACCGCCGCGCTGTTGAAGGCTTTGATTGCATAATGCGATGTATTGTCTGGCTGTGTGTCCCACGCCGGCTCAACAGTAGCCACCTTAGTTGACGCGACATAATCATCAATGTGTCTTTTCTGACCAGAGCCAGTGCCAGACGTTATCTCGATATACATCCCATTGCATTCATCATCCAAAGTAAAACTAGTGGCTGACTTTAGCGTGATTGTACTTGCCCCGCCAGCCTGCGCCACACCTGTGTCAGTCGTGACTGAGCTAGCAGTAATTGTGATATTGCCGACAGTCGCGGATGGCGTAATTGTAAACTGTGGACTATGTACTATTAAATCATAGACGTGTTGCGGCGTGTGATCGAAACTAATAGAGCTAAATGTCCAATCCGCATCAGTCGCACCCCTAACAATTTTTCTTGGGCGCATATCTTCATGCACAAAAATTATTGTGTCGGCACTTTGCACCCAGTTAATTTCTGGTAAGCGACTAGATGTAAAACCAGTCAGTGTTAGATAATCGTTACCACTAGCATTTATGTTTGTGATTTGTACGCCATCCTTAAACACATACATTTTGTTTGGCGTAAACACCAACATGTAACTGTCTGTAACACTAAATTCAAACGAAACCATTCGGGTTGCGTCAGCCGCGCCGCTGTCAAGGTTCGCAATAAACTTTGTACCGTCGCGCCGCTTCGCGCCACCTTGGGGCTGAATTACAACATTACTCGCAGTTTCCAAACCAGACTGATACTGATCAATGTCTGTGCGGGCGCGTAGCTTTGGATCTAACTCACCGCTAGTAAAATCATTCTGGATCTGGATGATGCGGCTCATGCTAGAACCTTATGTCAGAAATTGGAAACTCTTGTATAACTTGAGCCGGGCGATCCGCGCCATCAATATTGATAGCAACACGCATCAAGCCACCGCGCATATTTTCTGATGGCAGGCCATATGCTTTGTTGTGATAATAATCGCCTTTTGTAATCTGATCTGTCACTGGCTCTGCGAACTCAGCGGCCAGCGCTGTCTTTAATAATTTAACAAAGTATGGCGGAAACACGCCGGGATCTGGCGTGTACTGGTAATCAATCCAAACCTCTTCGTATGACGTATACAAACCAGAACTGTAGATCTCAAAGTCCCTGACTGGCAAGGCGCTAGTAGTGCCTACGTTAAATACGGCCTTTGGGTTGCCAAGTATGTCACCCGGCAAAGCATAAATATATTTCCACTCGTTTATTGGTGTAGTTGATAACCTACCTAGCTTGACCTTTTTGATAGACCAGCTAAATGGGTACTGCATCAAAATAGTGTCTTGTATGTCATCATAAAGCCTGTCAGCTACTTGTGCCTCGTCTGTCCCATCTGCAAACGACGAAAGGGGCGCGGCCCCCAGCATAATCAAAGCATCAGAACATATTGACAGTTTTGTGTCGCCAGTTGCCATAAACTACTCCAATTGATAAGAGGGGCGGGTTTCCCCGCCCCACTAGGGATTAGTCTGTGTCAGTCATTGCGACGGCAGTGCCGTCGGTGACATCAACAACACCAGCCGCGTTTGACGCAACCATAACAATTGACATTGTTGGTGTCGCGCTGTCGTGAACAAAGATGATATCGCCGACTGCCAGTGTGTCTGACAGGTCATTGAAATACCCTGCTGTGTTCACAGTCGCAATAGCGTCTGCTGATGTGTAGGTGTACATGCTAGGTGCATTGCCTGATTTGGCTGCACCGATAACATTAAAGCCTGCTGATGAATAAGCCATTAGTCAGTCTCCTCTCTATTCGGTGCAAGAGATCTTAACAATGCCCTCGTCATCGATGGCGACTGCGCCAGCGCTGAACATAGAAGAAACCAAGAAGCTGGTTTTTTCTGGGACATAGTTAATTTCAGATTTTTGGTTCATGCCGATGCCCATACCCATTGCATCCTTGTGGAATGCGAAGCATGTGCGGGTTGATGGCAGTGGCAAGCCACCTTCATCACGGTCACCAAGAGTTACGAACTTGAAGCCCATAAAGGTGTCAACCTCACCAGAAACCAGAGCCTTCACGGTTGCAAAGTCACTGCTTGTGATTTCGGTTTCGCCCAGCATGCCAGCCAAGTTGTTAGCGTGGATGATCATGCAACGGCCTTCAGATGGAACATTGTTGGCGTCAAGCAGCTTCTTAGCTTCAATCAGCTTCTCAATGTTCATGTTTGTGCCAGCGCCACCAATGGTAGTCGCAACGGTCAGTGTTGTTGCTGATGCGTTGAGGGCATCAATAACAAGCTGATCCATACGGCGGCCAATGGCGTTACCAACTACCTGCACCAACTCACGGCGCTCGTCAAAATTGACTTTCTGCTGTGAGAAGATATCGCTGTATTCGGCAGCGATGTAGTCAGACATTGTGGCTGTGACTTGTGAGTAAGTCACGTTTAATGGTGTTACGTCAGTTTGCGGAACGCGAACTGTTGCGGTGCCTTTTCCGATTTTCGGAAACTTCACCTGATTACCTTCGACATTTGTACGCTCGCGAGTTAAGCCAGCCAGTGCGCGTGACGACTGATATGCCTGCTTAACTTCGGCATCGAACAACTGAACGAAAGCATTGGAAATGCCTACTGCCATTTTCCTATTCCTTTCATTACAAAGTTAAAACACGATTACGCCAAGCAGGTATCCTTACGGGCTGCGGCTTGGGCATATACGCTACGCCCCCAAGCGTTTGCGACAGGTCAAAGGCTTGATTGTCTGTCAAGGGTGATTTTATAGAAAAACACGGCAATTGTAAACAACTGCCGTGCTTAGATTAAATGGCTGAGTAATCTTGGGTGCCGTACACCTGTTCAAACATTTTCTCAACCTTGGCACGGTATGCCGGGTCATTGTTATACTCAGGCTTGCCAACCATCGCCATCAGTTCTTCTTTCGATGGCGCGCCGTCAATTGGCCCGACTTCAACCGGGATGGGCTTGTCGCCGTAATAGCTGCGAACTTTTTGCAGGGCGCGTAAACCCTGCGCCGTGCCGCCCATTACCTTGAACTCTTCAAAGTCAGCGTCTGACCATACGCCCTTGCGTACTAGGCTCGACGCCCAGTCAGTCATCGACTTAATCGTTTGATCAGCATTGTTGCCCAGCTTTTCATATTCTTCTTTGTAAGACAACTCAGCTTGCTGGCTTTCGCCTTGAGCCATTTCAATGAACGTCCCAGCCAATTGCTCAAACGCCGACTGACTGACGCCATTCTCTTTCGCCCAGTCTCTATAAACATTATAGAGAGGGTCATCGTCACCAATACCGGCCTCCTCAAAAATGCTCGTGTCATAATTATCAGGGGCTTTATGTTTTCCCTGACTAAACTTTTTTTGCAGTTCGTTATATGACTTAACAAGGTTTTCAAGATCTGGCCCATCGTCCTCATTCCAAAACTTTTCGGGATACCATTCTGGCCGCGCCAGTTCTATTTCCTCATCTTCTTTGGCAACAGTCACGTCATCGAGTGACGGCTCATTGTCAGGCAATTGATGTGAAATAGTTGCCTCTTCAGCTTGCTGCTGGTTGTCGTCGCCCTCTACTTGGGCTTCGGCCAGCAGACCATCTGTATCGTTCATAGGTTTCTCGCTCTCTTGATACGCCGCTCAATTTCCCTGACCAGACTGTTCTGGCCTTCTCTAGCATAGC